GGGGGGGGGGGGGGGGGGGGGGGGGGGGGGGGGGGGGGCTGGCACAAAGCCAGCCCAAAGCCTTATGAAGCCAAATGCTCATAGCATTTGGATTGATATGGCTTTGGGGGGGGAGGCGGGGGCGGGGGTTGGGGGGGGTGCAAGAAGGGCTGGGCTAGCCAAGCCCAGCAGGCATAGCCCGCCCTTGGCGCGGGCACAGCTGGCCGAGCGAAGCGAGGCACAAGCTTTATATTGCAGCTGAGCTAAGCGAAGCTGCTTATAAAGCTTGTAAGCTAGATTAAATGTAAGCTTTGCCCTCACGTTGCTAGCGTGGACGCTTGAAGCTTGTTAGAATCAACCTGAGATAAGTTAACTTATCTCAGGCGTTCAAACTATTTAAGCTTTGCGTTTCGTTCGTGAGGGTGCTCAACACAATTCCGCTCCAAACTTAAATGCACACACTACCGCCAATGCGATAAAACAAATTAATAAACCACAACAATATTTAAAGTTAACACCTTCCAGTAAATATTTATGTTTTCTATAACACTCATTACACATTATATGCTCACACTTTGTCATTCATTTTATCAAGAACTTTGCCCATATCTCTATACATGTTACCAATTAAAGTCACGCATTCAATTCCAGCGAGTGCTCCATTTTTGTTAGTTGCACAAAATATATCTTTTGCGTAAGAGGTTAACACAGACTGCAATTTGTTGTCGAAGACCTGGGCAGGTTGCTTTTGCTCTGGGGAAGGTGCACTGCTAACAGGTGCAGGAATTTCACTACTTCCATCACTTAATACGGCAGTAACGTTCTTGAAATCTCCACGTTCTTCGATGTTGATGTTACACATCCCGCCAACAAATTGTTTTAATGCTTTAACTACATCATCCTCGAAGCACGAAGCCCATCCCTCACCGGTTTGAATTCGGTGATACATACGCCCGTTTTTTGCTTTCTTCTCTTCAATTTTTAAAATTTTTGTATTAGTTTCCATCTTAAAAATCAGCAATGATAAAGCTGTCAGAATCTTCAATTTCTATAACTTGGGTATATTCTCTAAGTGTATCTAAATCAGGATAGTTTTCTTTATCGTAATACTTATGAAAATCTTTTAAATTTTCAAATTCAGTATATTCACAACAAATTGCTATGCAGTCAAATTCTATCTGTTCACCAGTACTATCTTCAATTTCTTCAATGTACTCAAATAGAGCTTTTTTACCTTCATAACTAAAATTATCGTTTCTTAAGTCATAAAATCTCTGTATAAATTCCGTTTCTGTTACATTACTTATCATTTTCTCGATCACCTCCTTTCAAATATTAAAGTGTAATTTTTCACTTTAACTTAATATACACAGCACACACACACTTATAAACCTATCCTACCACTATTCAGAGACAACACCCACACACACGGCAGTCCTGAAAAAGATTATCTCGCTTGAAGATGACCGCCGTATATGTGGATGAAAATAAGACAATATATTTAGAAATTATGACTTAATAAAACTTTTGGTAGCGAAGTGCCTGAGGAACGATGGCACGTAAGCGAGGTGGGGTTGGGTTTAGATAGAAAGCAAACATTTAAAATGTTTCTATGGCTTATAAAACAATGAAAAATGGTTAATACTTTATCTCAAAGTGGGGCATGTTTATTGAAAGCGGGATCAGGAGCAAATATAAAATTCAGAGATGGAAATGCTGAGACAAATTGGAGTGTCTTAATTAATCAAGCTGAAGCATTTATAAGCCTAGTATCTAGAGAAGATTGGGTGACCAAATATTCTACTTTAGATCCGATAATAAAATTAGTCCTAGAAGATGCAGTGTCAAGTTTAGCTGCGGCCTATGCAGTTATGAATGATGTAACAGGATATTCAGAAAGACAAGAAGCAGAAGATGTAGTCTCAGTAAATCTATTTAAAGCAGACCAAATCATGAATTTACTAAGAGAACAAAAACACACAACATTCGTTAAGAATTCGACATAATGGTACTAGGAAACTTTCCACATTTTGATTTTATTACTCCATTTCAAAAAGCAGCAGCAGACGGAGATAGTCCAATCGCTAGAGGTGGTGGGACTAGACAAGGAACGATAAGAGTTGCAAAATCAGATGAGTTCATTGTGGCAGCAGATGGGACAGGAGATTTTTTAACAATAGCAGAAGCATTAACAAAGTTAGGAAGTAGCTCAGGGACAATAAGAGTAAAAGCTGGAAACTATCTTATTACAGAAAATATTTCTCTAGGGGCAAATCAATCTATCATAGGCTCAGGATATGGGACTAGAATCCACACGACATCAAACATAGATTTAATAACTTTATCAGGAAATAGATCAGCAATTTTCATGTGTAGAATTGATGGAAACTCTACGGGAACATCTCAAAATGGAATTGTAGCTGATGGGACGGAGTGCATAATAAAAGATTGTTGGATAACTCAAATGGGAGGAGATGGAATTCAATCAGAAGGAGATAGAACAATTATACACGGAACGAGGGTGGAAGATTGTGGAGTGCAATGTATTCATATAAATGTCTCAGATGGAGGATCTATTGTTGGATGCAATATTGATAACGCCTCAGATTCAGGAATACTCATGGTTAGTGGAGATCAATGGACCATAGTTGGAAATCAAATTGTAAATCATGGAGAAGATGGAATTGAAATGGTAAGTAGTTCTTTTAACCAAGTAACAGGAAATTATATTTTCAGTAATGGAGATAACAACACAGATGGAAATGGAGTACACTTATCGGGAGAAGCTAATCACGAAAACGTTATGACTGGTAATGTAATAAGCACAAACGATGGACATGGTGTAGAGATAGACGCAAATTCATCTAATAACGTTATAGTTGGAAATTCGATAAGAAACAACGAAGACGGGTCTGTTGATGATAACGGAACTGCCACAGTTAATGCAAATAATGCGACTTAGAAGCATTTATAAACATGATATCACATGATATAACATGGCTATGACAAAACTTGGGCATTTAGAGAATATTAATATTTCTAGTACAAATTATAAAGACATGGCCCAAACTGATGGAACAGCATTCAACGATTTCTATTCAATACCTCAATTAAACACAGATGGGACAAGTGGAGTTGGAGAAACATCATATATAGCAGATTGGAGAAAGTGGCATGGATACTATCGTAAAATACCTGAATTTCAAGCAGTGGTAGATAAAATGGGAAATTGGACAGTAGGCAAAGGATATACTGCAAGTTCAAAAACAATGAAAACCTTAAACAAAATTACAGGAATAGGAAAGGATGATTTCAATTCTATAATAGAAAACATGTTAAGAACAGCATTAATTTGTGGAGATAGTTACACAGAAATAATAAGAGACAAAGCTGGGAGATTAATAAATCTAAAAGCGTTAAGCCCTGCATCAATACAAATAATAGTAGATGAGAGAGGATTAATAAAAAGATATGAACAGGTAGCTCAAATTGGAAAAACTCAAAAAGCTATAAGATTCAATAAAAAAGAAATAATGCACTTATCATGGAATAGAATCGCAGATGAAGTTCATGGAATACCTTTCGCAGAAAAAGCAGAGAGATTAATGTTAATGAGAAATGAGGTGATGGAAGACATGAAAGTGTTATTTCATAGATACGTAAAACCCGTAACTATAATCCCCGTTGATGAAGATGATGAGACAGAACTGTCAAAGGTGCAAGAAAAATATAAAAATTCATATGCAAAAGCAGAGCCGATGCTAGTGCCAAAAGATACATTCGATGTAAAGAACATGAGAAACATAAGTCTTCCCGACGCTGCAACATTAGATCCTCTCCCATGGTTGAAATATCTAATAAGAGTTTTTAGTACAAGTCTGGGGATGCCAGAGGTGATAATGGGCTGGGGTGCTGATACAACAGAAGCTTCTAGTAAGATAACTTATCTAGCATTCCAGCAAACAATCGAGAGAATGCAGAGATGGATGGAGCAACAATTAAAATCTCAAACAGGAATAGAAATAAAACTAGAATTCCCAGCGTCGATAGAGCCTGAAATGACTGAGGGCAATGAAGGACAGGGATCCTCTGCGGTTAGAGTAAAGAAAATAACAGAAGACAACAAGAAAGACTCACCAATAAATTCACAAAAGAGGTCTGAAATAGTCGCATAATGGAATTTGAAACTTTATCGCAGATGGTAGGAACATTAGGTTTTCCAATATTCATAGCTTTATATCTACTATGGGAAAGAGGGAGAGCAATGAAAGAATTGATAAGGGCCATTGATGATTTAAAATTGATTATTAAGGCTAAACTAAAATAAATTTGATGGAGGTAAAAATGACAGAAGAAGAAACAAAGAATGATGAAGAAAAAACTGAGGAAGCTGTGGAAACACAGACGGAATCAATTGAAGCTTCTGAAGGTGCAGAGCCTTCAGAAGATACTTCTAAATCTCTAGTTTATGACGCAACAAAGGTGGCTGAAAGAATAGAAAAAAGCATCAAAATAATGGACGAAAAGATGAAAAAGTTTGAAGCAATGCAAGTAGAAACTGCACTAGGTGGAAGAAGTTTTGGTGGTGGAACGATAGAAAGTAAGCCAAGAGAAACAGATATAGAATTCGCAAACAACATGCTAAATAGAGAAGTTAATTTATTAATACCAAAAATAAAAGAATGAACAGGAAAAGAATAACTATATTATTAATCCTATTCTTAATACTAGGAATCGGTATTGGGTATGGATTTGGGTATGGTGCAGGATTTAGTAATGGAATGGTTTGGGCTGTGAAAACTGGACTTAATTTCGTGGAAGTAGATATAGATGAAGATGTGTTAATCGCAGGATTATTTCAATATAAAAATAGAGTTGATGGATGTTTCTTTGTCAACGGGAGTTTAAATGCACTTATATATAATGACTAGAGGAATTAAACATGAAGTTGATAGGTTTGTTAATGACATGTCCGCCCAATACTATCCTTATGAAATTAATAAACAAAACCATTATGTCCAATTAGCAATGAGGCCGATACAATTATGGGAGATGGTATTTCCAAAAGATGCTCTACAATCTGTGATGAGAACTCTATGGGATGAAACACAACCAAACGTAAACATGGCCAAGGGAATTCCATTGAAAGTAATAGCAAAAACATTAGGAGCAAAAAAAATCCCAAATTTAGATATGACCATGCCTAAAAGAATAATCTATAAAGATAACGTAGCAATCTATCCAGTAGGAACGAGGAATGATAAATTTGCAGATGAGGACGGACATGAAATATTATAGATTGATGTTATGGAAGGCATACTTTGATAAAGGATATGGAGTAACAAGTTATTTTAAATACCTAATTGCATTCTATGGAATGTCTAGTTTGGATGTTTCATTAACTATGATACTAGGAATGTTCTATGGAGTGTCATGCTTCTTTATAGGATATTTTTGGTATAAATGTAAATTAGTAGACGCTGAGCACGAAGTTAATAACGTCGTAAATCCATTCATTAGAGAGATGAGAGATAAAATGGAAGCACTAAAAGAGATCTCCAAACCAAAAAAAATATTGGTGTGAAAAATGCAAAATAAATTTATACTAGATGCTTGTTGTGGAACTAGAATGTTTTGGAATGATAAAAATCATTCAAATGTTCTATATATTGATAATAGAATAAGAGAAAAAGGATTTGCAATAGATAATGATAAAAGAGAAATAAAACCTGATATTCAGATGGATTTTAGAAATATGAATTTTAAAGATAATTCATTTAAAATGGTGGTGTTTGACCCTCCACATATAATAAGAAATTCAGAAGCAGGAGTTTATTCAAGAGTTTATGGTATATTAAGTAGAGATACATGGAAAGAAGATATAGGAAAAGGATTTAAAGAATGTTGGAGAGTGTTGGATGATTATGGAACATTGATATTTAAATGGAGTGAAAGCTCTATTAAATTAAAAGAAGTCTTAGAAATAATAAATCAACAACCTTTAATAAAACATAAAGGGAAAAATACTACTTATTGGTTATGCTTTATGAAAATACCTAAGAATAGTAAAGTTTATATATAGGTTTTACATATCTAATAGCATGGCAAACGAAGCGGTGATTGTTGAATTAGGTGCAGATGGTGGTAATGTTAGAGATCATACAGTAGCGGATGGAGTTGCAATAACAAAAGGTGCATTATTAGTTCTTAGCGATCCTCGAACGGCTGCAACATCGACAGGCACTGGAGATATATTTGCGGGGATAGCAGTTGCAGATAAAGTCGCAAGTGATGGAGCAACAAATTTGGGAGCATATCAATCTGGAGTATTTGACCTGAAAGTTAACGCTGGAGTTGCTGTAACTATTGGAGCAAAGGTGGCAACAAGTGGAGCAAATTTAATAAGAAATGCAACAGAGGCAGAGATCGCAGCTGGTAAATCTGTTGGAACTGCACTAGAAACTGGATCAGTAAATGAAGTAATTGAGGTAGACATAGGAAATAGATAATATGGCAGCTGAAACTACGGGACAGACAACCTTAAGGGATGAGAATATTCAAAGAGCAGTTACAGGTTTTGCTCTACAACAATATAAATTTAAACAAGTTTGTTTAGTTCAGAGTTCTAGTTCTTGGAAGGAGACATATTTCAAAGAAGGTGCAACAGAATTAACAGCATCAGGAACAAGAAATATCAAAGGTGTTTCAAGATTGGCTGGGTTTCCATATGTTGAGCCAAATTGGACTGAAGCAAGTGTTAGACATTTGAAACATGCGGGTGAAGGTGTAGTTTCTTGGGAAGATGCAGTTACAAATTCAATAGATGTCATGCAAAGAACACTATTAAGAGTTGGAAGATCAGTGGCCAAATCTGTGGATGATGCAATTTACACAGCATTAATAGGAGATGCAGATATAAATACGGCGGCCGCAGTAGCGACGTGGGATAATGCAACAGTAGCAGACAGAGATCCGATAGCTGATATATTAATAGGAATAAGAGACATACAAGAAGATAACTATGATGTTCAAGAAAACGGATGGTTGTTATTAAGTCCAAAGGACCACACAAACCTATTAAGAAATAGTAAAGTAATTAATAACCCATCATTCAAGACAGCTGATGTCGTTAGTAATGGTGTTGTTGGTCAGATTGCGGGATTAAATGTTGTAGTTTCTAACTCAGTACCAGCAGATGAGGCATTGATAATTAAAGGACAGGAAGCGGCAACATGGAAAACAGCGGCACCCTTACAAACAGCAGTTATCACAGATGAAGGAATAAAATTCACTATAAGAGCATGGGAGGTAGGTGTTACTATGATTACAAATCCTAAAGCGATTCATAGAATTACAAATACACAATCTTAAAATGAGTGAAGCTGGAAAATTATTTAGAGGTGAAGGTTATTATGCTATGCGAGACAAAGAGGGTAATTACCCTTTAGGTATTACATCAAATAAAGATAAGATGGATGATCTTAATTTCTATCTTGATTCATTGAAAGATAAAGAGAAACAAAAAGATACATCTAAAAAGGGAGAGAAGTAATATGGTGGAAGTTGTAGGAGATGTTGTAATCCCCTCTGAGTTAATTATTCCTGAGAAAACAGGAAACACAAATAGTCTAGCAATGAGTGGGGCGTCTCTATACGTGTCAGGTGCTAAACTTTATTTCAATACAGGTGCAACAATAGAAAAAATAACATCTGCATAATTTTATATACTTTTATATACTTCTATTTACTATGAATAATATGGTAGGTCGTGGACGTCCGAGAAAACTGAATGCTGATACTTTTAAATCTAAGATAAAGAGTGAGAACTTTGAAAGGCCAGAAAATGCAGGGAATTTTGACAACATGGATGATTTCAATTTTGTTGATTCCATCAATGCTAGACAGGGGACAATACAACATACGCCCTCAGTGGCCAAAGACATAGCAAATAAACAATATGTTGATGATTCTAGCTCTGGCTTACCAACTCTAACAGCAGGAAGTGTTTTATTTTCAGATGGAAGTACAATAGCAGAAGATAACTCTAATTTCTTTTGGGATAATACAAGCAAAAGATTAGGAATGGGAACAACAAGCCCCTCCAAAAAAATTCATATTTCTGGATCTTCAAGCCCTATGATACTCATGGAAGATACAACAAACACAGTGCAGGGATTCACCCAAGCAGGAACGACATCAGCTAATATAGGAACTTTGTCTGATCATAATCTACTCCTATATACCAATAATCAAAATAGAATGACAATAACTAAAGACGGATATATTGGAATAGGCACACTTATTCCAGAAACTGCTTTAGTATGTACAGAAGCAACAACAGAAACGGACTTTTCAAAACCAATCGCAAGATTTTCGGGAAGATCTTATACTGCTAATGGACTATATTCTATCGGACTACATTTTAAAGGAACAACTATAAGCCCCGTACAAATTGGATATAAAATTACTGCAGGAGCAGGAGACACAAAAGGAGATTTAGTATTTGGTACTAGAAACTCAACTGTCGCAGATACAGCTCCAACCGAGAGAATGAGGATAACGGCGGCGGGAGCTGTTGGTATAGGAACAACTCCAAACAGCAGTTCTATTTTAGATTTAAGTTCTACAACCGGAGCTTTATTACTACCTAGAATGACAACAGCACAAAGAGATAATCTAACTGCTGTGAATGGAATGATAATATATAATTCTACAACTGATGCTTTCAATTTCTATGAAAATGGCTCTTGGGTTACTTATATGATGGGGTGAAATAATGGGATTGAGTAATGAGGATATTGAATTAATTTTTAATCAGGCTTTAAGAAGGCGGAAATTTAGAATGCAATATAAGAAAAAGGGGGCATCTAGATATACTAAACGGACACTCGAATTTTACAGTATTAGAGTTTATGGCATTAGGTATGGAAATGCAACTCGAATTTATGAATTTCTTTATTGTTGGGATGATAATAGAGGCGGGGAGAATAGGCAACGAAATCATATAAGGGCTTATAACTTTACAAGAATTCGGGATGGGAGTGTTCGGAGTAGTATTAGAAAATATCGTAGTGTTAAATGGAATATTGAAGTTAATTAACAAATAGTCTTAATCCTGCACTTCTCACACACCATGCTCCTCTTATTGCTGCTTCTGCTATGTGACTATATCTCCCAAAGATTCTCAGATTTTCATTCTCAGTATATTCAAATTGTATGCTCTTTAAACTTCTCATTAGATCAACATGTTTCAGCATTTTTATTTGGTCTTGCTCCATTAATCTTAAAAGGTTTCCGTAAAGATCATGCTTTAAGATTCTCCTTTTCCTATCTTGGTCTATTGATTTTGAGGCATTGTTAATCCCAATAACCTTACTTTTTAACCTGTCTTTTAAAATATCATAGATTGGTGCTCCCAAACCGCCATCATCTATGAATATCTTTCTGAAATTATATTTGTTATTAAGATCTATAACTCTTTCTATTGTGTCGTTAGTTCCTGTCTTCTCACTTGCCTCAACATATTCAATTCTCACATCCTCTTTAGACATCATGTTTACAACCACAAACGCAGTTTCATCCCCTCCGAATCGGGCAATATCTACTCCTAGATAATATCTATATTTTGGGCTGAACATCCCTTCATTAATTGTCATACATCTCTCTATTAATTCCGTTGGAAACATTTGTGTTAATTCTTCTAGGAATTCTCCTTTGTATTCTTGAGCATATTGGATTCTTGTCATCCTAGATTTTTCTTTCTCTAAAAATACCTTATCTATTCTTGGACATTCTTCTGAACTCACAGCCCACGTTCTGAATCTATCGTCTTTGAAACAATCATAGAAATATCCAGCCTTCCCATATGGAGTGGATAATAGAATTAGGCTTCCTTTTGTAGTTGCGAGCATAGGACCCACTGCGACCCAGACATCTTCAGGGATGAATGCAGCTTCATCGGCAATAAGGAGATCAATAGTATATCCTCTGATGCCATATCCACTTCGGCCTGTTGGTAAGCAATAAATCTTTGTACCATTTTTAAGCTTCATGTAGTGTCTCGTCGGCTTGTCTCTCCCTTTCCCAACTTGCGATTTGTCTAGCAGAAGGACCATCTCCACTATCTTCTCGAATAACAGCTGTGCCTGTCTGTCCACACTCGCTATAATTAATACATTTTTCTTTGGATTCTCTAATGAATAGAGTGCAGCTTTTAAGCTGATCACGGTGCTCTTGCCAACCTGCCTTCCAGCACGAATCGCAATATGTGAATTCTTTGCCTCTATTACTTCCTTTTGCCATTTGTCTAGTTTAATTCCCGCTATTTCTCCATAACTTTCCATATTATTCTATAACCAGTTTCAATCTTGTCAAATGTTTCTTTTAGTTTTTTTTGTGATCTTTTTGTCACCTTACATTGTATCAAATATATTCTTTTACCCTTATCATCCACAATACACACATCTACTGGGGATTTACTTCCCGCAGTTCTAAACGCTGTATATCCTTCTTCTTTTGCTTGATTAACAATCTCTCGCTCATATCTAATTCCTTTCTCGTAATTTCTATTCGGCATCTTCGGGGAATTCTGCAATTTTTTCTATGGCCAAACTTAACGATAATTTAGCAGTCTCTATCGTTAGGCTTGAGTTCTTAATCATATCTTCGGATGTTTTCTTAACCATCTCCCAATCTTGCTTAGTCAATGGTACTTCCATTCTCTACTACTCTCCTTGCAATTTTTATGTATTCTTTAGCAGTCCTCTCAGTCACATCAAACTGAATACAAATATCAACAATAAACAATTCATTATCTATGTGTTTTTCTTCTCTTAATCCTTCTTTCAAAATATCAACAATCTTCTTAATGTTGCTTCTTCTCTCTTGTCTCCTTAACATTGTTGCATCCATTATACAATACACACACACACTAACTATATAAACCTTTCGTTGTGCTTTGTGCAAGCTTTCTATACTCTATGCTTCTATTTTGTTTCAAACGAGGCTTATAGCGCATTTCTAACTATGGCTCTGTTGTGCTATAAGTCGCTGTTTCGCTCTCAGATGGGCTTAACTTATGGCAGGCCGTGCACAGAGCACAATGCTTCCCTTACTTATTGCTTTTAATTCTTATCGAGGAGACATACCTCATGGGATTACTTATTAATTGCTTTCTTAATATCTTAATGTATTATATCAGGAATTCTTTATATAGATGAGTGACTACTTGGAAGTGGGGAGGGGTTTCTCATTCTCTCCTCTCCCTGTTTTCTTACTACTCTTTAGTAATGACGTTTGCGGGTAAAATTTTTGGAGGGTAGCTTGTTACTTATACTCTATTTATACACTAATCGCACATTGTTTGACTACTACTACTATCTTTTTATATAAGAGGCGATTAGTAATTACTATTATACTTTGATTATTTATTTTTAATACATATAGAAATATTATTATTTATTTATACATCATATAAAAATTAATTAACATGTTATAAATAATAATCAACATGATCTAACATATAGGCGAGGCGATTAGTACTTGGCCAATATCTTATCACTATCTATTTGGGGGCGGGGGGTGGGTGCATAAGGCGATGGGGGCGGAACAAGGCGGCGGAGGTGGAAGGCTGATAAGGCGATGGAGGCTGGGGAGAG